TTATTGGAACTTTCCACAGAGATTTCAAATATCGATACGGAGATTTCTGAGAAACAGGCTGAGGCAGACAAGGAAATTCTTGCCATGAGTGGAATGGAGGAACTGCAGGGCATTGTAAACAGATTGGAAACAGAGGTCAATGCCATCAATGCGATGGTCAGGGAACAGCAGATGAAGATTGGAGCATTGAAACAGAAGTCAGAGCAGATAGCCGGCCTTAGAAAAGAGATTGAGGAAATACAGCAGAGGCAGAACGAATATGCAAGAGAAACAGCGAATTATGACGCTTTGAAAGTAGCATTCAGCCAAAGCGGAGTACCTCATCAGATTATCCGTTCAATTATTCCGCAGCTTACGGCAACCGCCAACAGCATCCTGGGACAAATGACTGGAGGAAAGATGGGCGTGGAGTTCCGCCTGGAGAGGTTGCAGAAGAATGGAAAGGAAAAGGCTGCACTTGACATATTCATTGAGGAATACGGAAAAGGGGTACTGCCTTATTTGTCAAAATCAGGCGGTGAAAAGGTAAAGTCCTCCCTGTCGGTAATTCTGGCTCTTGCGGAAATCAAATCATCCTCTGCAGGAATCCAGCTCGGGATGCTTTTCATAGACGAGCCTCCGTTTTTGGATGGAGACGGAATACAAGCATATTGTGATTCCTTGGAAACCATTCAGAGCAGATACAAGAATATTAAGATTATGGCAATTACGCATGATCCGACGATGAAAGCCCGCTTTCCACAGAGCCTTGATGTAGTGAAGACGGAAAACGGAAGCAAGGTGATTTATTAAAACAAAGGGGGAGGAAATCTCCCCCTGCGAAAGGAGTGATAGGATGCCAAACAGGATATTAAAGGAGAGCATCTGCAGAAGCGAAGAAATCAATTCCTTATCCTGCTTTGAAGAAACGCTGTTTTATAGATTGATAGTCATGTGTGACGATTTCGGAAGATATGACGGACGGGCAAGGATTATAAAAGGTTCCTGCTTTCCATTGAAAGATGTTACTGACAAGGATATAAACGCTGCGCTCGGAAAGTTATCGGAGGTAGGTTTGGTCAAAGTATATGAAGTAGAGGGAAGACCGTATCTGCAACTTGTAACTTGGAGTGAGCACCAGAGGATCCGCAATCAGAAAAGTAAATACCCGGAATGCACACAGGACAGTAAACTTTTGCTGACATTTGACAGCAACGGACAGCAAACGAAAACATCAGACAACAAATGCGTCCGTAATCCAATCCAATCCGAATCCAAATCCGAATCGGAATCCAATACAACTATATGCTCCGAGCCACAAGTGGCTGCAGAGCAGGTAGAGCCGCCGGTAATCACTCTGACACTGAATACAGGCGAGGAGTACCCAATTACCCAGAAGGATGTGGATGAATGGATGGAGTTATATCCGGCTGTTGATGTCATGCAGGAACTTCGTGCTATGAAAGGCTGGTGTAAGGAAAACAAAGCAAAGAGAAAGACAAGCCGAGGAATAGGCAGATTTATCAATTCATGGCTTGCCAGAACGCAGAACAGCGGGGGTACACCGGGATATGTACAGCGGTGTAATCAGGGACAGACAGGCTCGAAAGTAGAGCAGTTTGCACAAGGAGCAAGGGAGTGGGCGAATGGATAAACAGCAGTTTGCGACACTTGCCATTGGTATCAAATCCGCATATCCGGCTTCAAAGATACTTGAAGACAATGCCTCAATGGATTTCTGGTACATGATGTTAAAGGATTTTCCCTACGAGATAGCGGAAAATGCGGTCATGGAGCATATATGTACCAATGTCTATCCGCCGAACATAGCGGAAATCAGAAAACTGTGTGTAGAACGCTGCAAACCAGCGGTGCCAAGTTTTGATGAGGCATGGGGAACAGTACAAAAGGCTTTGTCTGATTATGGTTTCTATAATCCGCAGGCGGCATTTGCAACAATGGATGAACTGACATTGTCGATTGTGAAAAATCTTGGGTGGTCAAAGTTGTGCCATAGCGAAAATCCGACAGCGGACAGGGCGAACTTTAGGGAGGCCTACGAGGCAAAAGCAAAGGAATTGCAGAATAACAACCAGCTCCCGGATTTTGTTACCCAGAAAAAGGTTTCACTCAAAGAGCAGTACATTCCCGCGATAGAGGTAAAGGAGCCGCCGAGGATTGAACAAAATGAGCCGGAATCTGATGTAAGAAAGGATTTGACACCGGAGAAGATAGAGGAAAGAAACAAGATGCTGGATGATATGAGGAGGAGGTTAATGGGTGGCACAAAAACAGAGTGAGATTATACAGGGTACAGAAAAAGAATTCTTGGAATTATTCAGAAAACTTTGCTATTCGAGAAGTTCTTGGCAGGTATGGTCTGATTTGATACTGGCAATATCGTGTAGTATCAGCAACGCAGTAGACAGAAGCCCGGAGCATTACGAAAGCAGGGAAAAGGAATATTCAGAGTGTATCAAAAGGCTTGGCTCTGTGGAAATTCCGGCGAGAATGCTTGGAATAATAGTGGTGGCTCTGGAGAACAACCCGGAACAGGATTTCCTCGGAAAGATGTATATGGACTTAAACCTTGGTAACCATTGGAAAGGTCAGTTTTTCACTCCGTATGATGTGTGCAAGGCAATGTCGGAAATAACCTGCGGAGAGATTGACAGCCAGATTGAAGAAAATGGATACATATCCGTATGTGATCCAGCCTGCGGAGCCGGTGCGACGCTGATAGCAGCTGCAAACACAATGAAGCGGGCAAAGCATAATTTTCAGAACCATGTGCTTTTCGTGGGACAGGACATAGACAGGATAACAGGGATGATGTGTTACATTCAGCTTTCATTACTTGGCTGTGCAGGATATGTATGTGTGGCGAACACCCTAACCAATCCATTAACAGGACATCCACTATTCCCAAATGAGAAAGCAGAGCAGGAACTGTGGTACACGCCAATGTTTCAGTCAAATGTGTGGGCTATCCGAAGAATGCTGAAATCAGTGGCAAGCATAGGTGGAACTGCAACCACCGAAAAAACAGTGGAAAAAGAGCACTTTTATATGTTTTTCGATTTTGAAAAGGAGGAAACAGCATGAATGAGATTAAACACTTTACCAACAATCCGGAAACAGCGGGGATTGCAGAGGTCAAGGTAAAAGAGAACGATAACGCTTACGGAGTTACATGGGCGGAAGTTGTCAGGGAATACCTCAAAACAGGATATGCCAATGAAGAAAGCGGCTGCGAGGTGGAAGCCTTCGGAAAGACCTATAAGGTTTTGAAAAGGGATAAAGTGACAGCATTTTATGACGAATCAGGAAACACGCTTTTTGATGTTGAGAATGACCGTCTGAAAAAAGAATATGAGTGGTTTATGGCAAGTGGCTGGCCCGGAGAGACAGAGGAAGAAGCAGAAGACGGAGAGCCGGAGGAAACCAACGAGGAAACCTCGGAGGTTGAACAGAAAACTGAGGCAGATGCGGACACAGTTCCAATGGGGACAGCCTCTCTGGAAGATATAGTGACAGGAAATGTTCCTGCTCCGACGGATGAAGAGGTGGAGACAGCCAAAAAAGCAAATTCCGGAGACATCAAAGCCCAGGCGAAACAGAAGTTGGAAGAAGAATTGAAGAAAGCAAAGGATAAATCGTTTGCTGATCCTGTCATTTCCTATCTGCTGAAACGCTGTGAGGAGGACAACGGACTGTCTACAGATGTCATGCAGGAGCATAAGACATGGGACAAGTGCTTTGATTACATATATTCTCAGGCCCGCAAGCAGACCAAGGGTAACAGCTGTGCAGTTCGTGACGAGGTTGTCTACGAATGGGCGGAGGATTATTACCACAAGGATGATAAGGCAGAGGAGGAAGAAAAGGCTAAGAAAGAAGCAGAACGCAAGAAAAAACAGGCTGAAAATGAGAAAAAGGCTAAAGCCAAGACTGATAAGCCAAAGACTGATGATAATCCGGAAAGCAAAAAAGCGGACTCTGTCGAAAAGCCTAAGCCGGCAGAAAAGAAAGAGGCTGCAAAGCCTAAGAAGAACAGCAAGGATATGGATGGACAAATGGATTTATTCTCCATGATGGGAATGTAGGAGGCGGTATGAATGTTGAAACGATTACTGAAAGCCGTTCCGCTTCCGGATATAGACCATAACAGAATACATGAGATTGCTGTGAATAATGAAGGTATCAGAGGTGTGCTTGCGGCTCAAAAGTGCGTTGTGAATGAGGAAGATACATTGGTATTGGATGTGTATCAGGTAAGCGGGAAAAACCGCATGGATATTTCATTACAATTTAGAGTTTTCTGCCAAAAGGAAGATTACACAACACTTGAAGTTGAAAACGGAAAGTGGAGAACAGGGGCTTTACTGTATCTGATATGCAGGGATAGCGGGTGGTGCGAATACTGGTGGAGCTACAGTCAGTTGGAGTTTCTGTCAGAGCAGGATTCAACCATTGCTGAACAGATATTTAGAGAGTGGGGCGAGAACAATGAGCAGATGGATGGAAAGACAGCATTTGCATTTCTTGATCGTTACCAGTCCCATATAAAGTCCATGAGACTTGAAAAAAAGCATAAGAAAATTACGGATGTTATAGATGCGCAAATGGAAAAGTTTGGCGAGCTGCCGGATGATTATCAGACATTCGTGGAAGAAACAGTATTCAAGGCTGATAATTACATTTTTTACGATACCGGGCGAAAGCGGGCGTTCTGCACCAGCTGTAAAAATACATTCATTCTGGAGAATAAGCACCTCAGACATGAAAAGATTGGCGTGTGGAACAATCAAGATGAAGTGAGGCATAACAGAACTGTCAGATGTCCGTATTGCAATAAGTATCTGACGGCAAAAAGCGAGGGAATGAGCAGGCAAAGCCTTGTGTCAGTGCAATGGAGCGTGTTGGTCCAGAAGAATGGGGAGGAAATACTGACAAGGTATTTCTGCCACATTAAGGATTTCAGAATGGACTTTCACAATCCAAAGATTTCATCATCTGAGGGGTACAGAACAGTACACAGTGCTGAAAAGTCCATTGATTATATGTGGGCGCAATTTAAGCAGACCGGAAAAATGCGGTGGTGCTATTACAGGGACAGAGGGAGCACATGGTATCCACCGGCAGAAACAGTATCGCCGAGAAGTGCGGTAATGTATAACACCAATCTGCAGGAAACGATAGCAGGAACGTGTATGAAGTATAGTGTTCCGGACATTTTCATTGAAAATATTGCAAATGACAGCAGGCATTTCAACAGCCCTTGGCTGATTGATAATTACTTCAATGAGTATAGGAAGTATCCGTTTATAGAGCAGCTGCTAAAGGTTGGATTTTACAAACTTACAACAGACTTCCTGGAGGACCGCTTTAGAAACCAAACAGAATTATACAAGGGGCATAACAGTATTCTTGGAACGCTTGGAATTAACAAGTATCAGTTTAATATGCTCCGCAAAGTAGGCAATCCGAGAATGAAAGATTTGGAGATACTCCGATATAAACCAGATTTGAAATGGGAGGAGTTTCAGGATCTTCGGTGGGTGCAGGATAATGGCCATGTGGATATGTATAAGAAATTCATAGATTTTATGAGATATACAACTTTGCATAAATTACAGAGATACATCACAGAACAGAAAATCTCGCATTCACAGGATTACTTTGATTATACAGAATGGCTTGAAAAAATGGGCTACGATATGCGGAATGAATTTAATTTGTTCCCAAAGAATTTCAAAAAAGCACATGATGAAGCGTCAAAGCAGTATATGAAATTTAAGGACAAGCAGGCAAGGGAGGACACCAAGAGATTTAACAGGCTGTTGAAGAAGCTGCGTAAGGACACATCGGATGTGGATGCAATGAATTTGAATATCCAAGGGATGTTTATAAGACTACCCAATAAACTGGATGAACTGAAAAAAGAGGGAGAGGCTCTCCATCATTGCGTTGGAACATATATGGAGAAAGTGAGGAAAGGGGAGACGATGATATTCTTCATCAGGAAAATGGAAGAACCGGACAAACCTTTTTACACATTGGAATGGCATGGAAAAGTGGTTCAGTGCAGAGGATCACATAATTGCGATATGACACCGGAGGTCAAGGCTTTTGTACACGTCTTTGAAGAGAAGATGAAAGAGTATGAAAGAGAACCAGTAAAAAAACAGAGAAAGGTGGGTTGAAATGGCTGATACATCAAGACATAAAATCAGAAACCGGCTGCAAAAACTGAATGACGATGACCGAAACCAGCTCGTATGCCTTTTGGCAAAGGCGGGGTATTCCGTAAGGATTGGAAAAGAACGCCCAGGCGGAAAAGGTCAGACAATGTATTTCGTGGAATTTTGGGAGGAGGCGATTGAAGATGATAATAGGTGAAATTGTAGAAATCCTTATTAGGGAAAAAGACAAATATAGCCATGGAGATTACAGAAAGGAAGCAATCGAGGAGGCCTGCAACCTGCTTGACAGACTTCCGCCACAGGAGGAGGCGACCACTTATGAACCGCTCAAAAATTGAATGGTGTGATCACACTTGGAATCCTATCACAGGATGCCGGCACAACTGCAAATACTGTTACGCAAGGAGAATGACATCCAGATTTGCAGGAGATGTGAGGCTGAATATGATGGCAAAAAAGGATTATAAGATGGTGCCGGCGGCTGATGGAGGAAAGGACTTGTATGTGCTGGATGCTCCGATGATGAATGAAACAGGGAATCCGCTTGTCTATCCGTTTGATTTTGAGCCGACACTCCACCGGTACAGAATGGATATTCCTAAGAAACTGAAAATGGGGAACAACATTTTTGTCGGGGCAATGTCGGACATATTCGGAGAGTGGGTGCCAGACGAATGGATTTCAGAGGTAATGACGGTATGTAGGGAAAACACGATACATAATTATCTGTTCCTGACTAAAAATCCGGAGAGGTATCAGAGGCTCAATCTTCCTGATGAGCAGAATATGTGGTATGGAACTTCAATCACGAATGAGGCAGACATAGACAGACTGAATTATCTCCCGACAGGACACAAAACATTCGTCAGCATAGAGCCACTCCTGGCAGACATAAAAGCACAGGACTATGGAAATATGTTCAAGGATAAAGTTGATTGGATCATTATCGGCGCAGAAACGGGCAGGAGCAAGGGAAAGGTTGTTCCGAGTTTTGAATGGATAAAGGACATAGTTTTAATGGCAGACGAGGCAGAGATACCGGTCTTTATGAAAGAAAGCCTTGTGCCAATCGTTGGAGAAGTGAGGATGCGCAGGGCATATCCGAAACAGCTCCAGCATTCAGAGATAAGCCCGAAAATGAAACGGAAACTGTATGATACCTGTTCGGAATGCAAGGCACACTTGAAAAAGAGTGAAATGATTACCCTGTTGGCGAGGTCAAAACGAGGGGAACAGCCGAAGCAGTTCGGATTTATGTGCAGGGATTGTTTCAAAAAGTTCTGTAAAGAGTTGGGGTTGGAAATTCCTGCTCTGGCTGAATTTGCAGACAGTATCACTATTGGACCGGGTGATGATACAGATGGATAACTACCATTGGAGCAGGAATAAAGAAGGCTATGCTGACAACACCGCCAGCATAGCAATACAGAGAGTATCAAGAGAAGAAAGGAAGAATGCTATGGCAAAGAAAAGAAGCTGCAGACGTACCACAGACGAGAACATTATCCATGAAAAGGCTGTCAAAATGCGGAAAATGACAGACGAGCAGTTGGTACATTATGTTGAAGATAGGGTGGAAAAAGCACGAAGTGAGGGGTTTAACAAAGGCAAAGAGCAGGCACCGAAGCACAGGACATTCAATCTCTCGGAAATCATTGATGATATTGGGAGCGTGAAAGGAATCGGAGTTGCCAAGTTGCAGGATATCAGGCTCATTCTTGAAAAACATCTGGAGGTGGCTGCCGGTGATTAAGGAATTTGTCGTAACGGGAGAGCCAAAGGGAAAGGGCAGACCGAGATTTAATCCGTATGCACAGCATTCCAGACCAAGAACACCGGAAGATACATTGGTTTATGAAAACCTCATAGGGTGGGAATACGGAAGGCAGTGCAGGGATGCCTTTCCGGAAAAAGTTCCCATCCGAATGACGATAGCTGCGTACTATACAATCCCCAAGAGTGCGAGCAAAAAGAAGAGGCTGCTCATGGAAAAAGGAGAAATCAGACCGACCAAAAAGCCTGACATTGACAATGTTGTCAAGGTATATGCGGATGCTCTGAACGAGATTGCTTACCATGATGATACGCAGATTGTATCTCTAGTATGTGAAAAATATTATTCCAGTGAGCCGAGGGTAGAGGTAAGGCTTGAAAGCATAGAAGGAGGTAACGAAGATGGTAATAGAGAAATATGAACTGGCACAGAAGATAAACAAACTCAAAGGAGTTGTTCCGAAGAAGACCACAATACCGGCTTTACAAGGCATTTTGGTTAAGGACGGTTATTTAATCGCCAATAACCTTGAAATGTCCGTTAAGGCGAAGATAGAGGGTGCTGAGGGGGAAACATTTATAATCCCGATGAAAGCATTTGACCTTATCAGTAATCTGCCGGATGGACCTGTTGAGGTTACTTTGGAAAAGGAGAACAGCATACTGATAAAGTCCGGAAAGATAAGAAACAGGTATCAGACAATGGATCCGGCGAACTTTTCACTGAATGACACTCCGGAGAGTTCGGGAGAGGAAATCACGATAAAGAGCGAACTGCTCCTGGAATCCATAAAAAGAGTATCCTACGCAATACCGGCACAGTCTTCAAATAAGATGATGACAGCTTTATGTGTGCAGGCAGAGGGCGGCTCTCTGAATTTTGTCGGTCTTGATGGTCATGTCCTTGCATGGGACAGGGTGGATTATCAGGGAGACTTTTCCCTGCTGATACCAAAGGCAACAGCAGAAAAGATATCATCCATAGGAATTAGCGGTGATGTGGCAATAAAGAACGGTAAGAGCAGTGCAATATTCATCACAAAGGATTATGAGATATACACGAGGCTCATTGATGGGGAATATTTCAAGTACAAAAATATGTTCAATGATTTGCCGTTACATACTGTCATTGCAAGGAATGAGTTCTTGGATGCCATGACAAGGGCGAAGATGTGTACGGATGAGCAGAGCCCGGTCCGTTTTGAAATATCTGGAAGTACCATGAATATCAGTATCAAGGATTACACAACCGATTATCACGAAACAATCACTCTGCAGGAGGAATTGGAGCAGGATTTGACTATTGGATTCAATGCGAGGCTGGTTATAGAAACCTTGAAAGCATTTGATTGTGAGAATGTCGGTATTCAGTTTTCAAATGGAAAAATGCCTATGATTGTCGAGGCGGAGGACAGCGATTTCAGAGCAATCGTTCTCCCTGTGGCAATAAAACAATAGCACCAAGTAACTTATTAACACCTGTTTAATGCACAGGATCCGATTGGTCTCGGAGGAAAATATATCACACAAATAAAGCAGGGCGGTTGGTGCTGCCGCCCGGAAAGGAGCAGAAATGGTAACAGTAATTTTAATGATAATTACGATTATTCTTTTCTTTGGAATGGTTGGCGATAACGAAAAATTCAACAAAAGGACCTATTGTTTTGGCTTTGTTGCCTGTGTTGTGGCAATAGCGGCTATGGAGATTGCAGGGAGGATTGTATGAATAGAAGACAGTGGGAAAAGAAGCAAAAAAATCAGAGGAGGCAAAAATATGTGGGATGAATGTAAAGGATGTGCATCAATAGAAGAATGTTCAACGGCAGTAAGCCCAGGAAGTATAATGTGCATTTCTAATCGTATGAATAACAAACAGACAAAAGGACAACAGCTTAGGCTCGCTGGAGAGTATAAACCTATATTAAGAGAGGACCACTCAGAAATAATGGAAGGAGAACCTTATTATGGCAGATTGGAAAAGAGTTAACAGATGCAAGGAGTGTGGGGAGATATACCAGAATGGCATTCCATACATCTGCAGAAAGTGCGGAGCAGAGATAGGAAAGCCTACACCTATGCTCCTTCAGGCTTTGGGGCATGGAGAAGTGACGCTAACAGATAAATGTGAACAGGTAATTGCCAAGAAAACATTGTTCGGATGGAAAGTACGGGAAAGCGAGGAAAAGACAGATGAAATGTCCTAAGTGTGGAAGAGAAACAGAATGGCTGAGAGCATTATCCAGGGTAGACAATAAAACCATGATATGTGATGAATGCGGAACAAAAGAGGCTCTTGATAATGCCGGACTTAGGGAAGGAAGTTCTATAAGAGGTGCAATTCTCGGCTGCATTGGCAGAGGAACTACACCGCAGGAGAGAACAAGAGCCAAAGTGCAGGCTACTGGCAATCGGTGGGCGATTGAGAATTTCAATGATACCCACAGTTAGGAGGGCGATTATGACAAAGGAACAAGTTCGCGAGGCTTTTTGCAAAGGATCAGATGAAGAAAAAATGCGATTGGCTGTTATGTGCCAGATGAATGGTGTGGACATTAGGGCATTAGAAGAAACTATGGCGAATGTTCTGACAGGAGTACAAAAAAACATTGGGACAGCCATGGATTATTACAGATATTTGAATGGAGGAAGATAAGATGGCAAAATATTGGGACAATTTAAAGTACCATGAGGATACCGTAGAGAAGCATCCGATTACGAGCGAAGAGGTTCAGTTCCTGATGGAATTGCAGAAGGAAATGAACACACAGGACAGCATTGGCCAGGCGGATCCCCGGTATTGGGTTATAAGAGATTATGACAAAGTCTATGGAGAGAGTTTGAACAATGCGGATGGGTGCGAAATCTTCCTTGATGACGAGAAGATTCTTACATTGGAGTATTCAATGTTTGGCGACACTCAAGTGCTTGAGAAAGTAAAGGAATATTTTCTGGAAGAGTACGAGATTGATTTTGAGGAATCTGATTTTGATGGTCTGTACGATATGGGCGATCTGGAAGAAATGCTCGAAGACAGAGGCTATGAGATTAGCATCGTGGAGTATGAGACAATTCCAAAATATTCGGGAATGTTTCTCACTCAGAAAGCAGCGGAGGAACATTTAAGAGCCAATTACTATCACTACGATGATAAGGCAACAACTTATGCTATGACAGCTTGGCGGAGCAAAGAGGCGAATATGTTATACCAAATACTGCATTGCGTAGATTTTAGCAAGATTAAGTCGGAGGTGTGATATGGAGAGTAAATGTGCATGGTGTCAGATTGACACCGAAAAACAAATGAGGTTTTCGGCAGAAAACAATGATCCTGGTTGCTGTCCTATTTGCAAATGCTATAACGATATAGGACAGAAAAATATCTCTATCAACAGTATGCGTCAGATATATCAAGGTTGTATCGAACTTATGGATTATATGGTTTCTGAGTTTGCGGAAATATTAGAAATGCTTGGTATAGACTATAGTGATTTTGGAAACAGGTTTGATTTGAACGAAAATGAACCTATGGAAATAGGTGTTTCCACAAGTGCTATTGTAAAAAAATTGTTTTTATCTCATACAACTAATTCTGGTGGAACAAGTACAGGAAATCTCAAGAAAATATTAGGCGTAAAAAATGAAACGGAACGATTTGTTTTAATTAAGAGTGATGGAGAGGAGTAGAGTAGATATGGAATTGAAAGAATTTGCTGACAAATTGACAGGTAGAGAATATGGATATCCTCAGTTCACCAAAGAAGAAATAGCAGAAGCAAAGGAAAATGGCATTGTTATTGTGTCAGGTGCTTCGGATGATTTGATGGAATTGGAAGGAGCAATACAAGATGAGGCTGATGTATGGGACGGAGGAAAAGTTCACATCCAGGTTCCGTATGAAGTTGCCGGACAAATAATAGGTGGCGGTGTTGTTGCTGGAAATAACGGCCAAAATAATGTGATGAGCGTATTGGCAAAATGGTGTGAAGATAAGGATGAGCAGGGGAGGGTAATTAGTTGGACTTATGAAACCTCTGTTCCGCATGAAACCTTTGACATTATGGAAAACGGAGAAATCTATTGCAGAGGAATTGTGTTTTCTATCGTATAGGAGGTCTGGAATGGTCGAACTTTACAAAATTAAGCTAAGGTGCGGCAGATCTGCGCCGACAGGAGCATATGAAACTACTCGGATTGGCACGAAGAGAGCTGTCAATAAGTTTCGTGAATTTTACCAAACCGATTTGGGAGAGCTTACTCCGGAAAAATGGAAAGAAGATCTGATGAAAGCCATTGTAAATGACAAAGAGTTGGATACTCTGGAAGCAATTAAGGAACATTGCCGGGAAAATTGTATGTGGCTGCATTCTGACAAAGAAGTTGAAGAGTATGCAATGGAGATTCTGGCAGGAAGAGTATTTCTTTGTGGCAATGAGAATTGGAAAGATGTGGCTGACAAGGTCGGGAACCGGTATATTTTATTCACATTTATGGAAGGAGAGCGTGATGGCTTTAAATAATGGGAAATTGAAAGAGTTAGATAGCCATTGGAAGGAAGTAATGAGTTTGGCTGAAAAGTATGGCTTCATAGGACAGGCTTTTGGTGGCACAGCGATTCTTCTCACACACGAAAACCAGTTAAAGGCTGATGGAGAGGAAAAGTATATAGACAGACAAAAGCAGATGTTTGGCATTGATATGATGGAAGGAGAAGCAGAGTATGAATGAAATCGATGATAAAGTAGCGGCTTTATTGGAATTACCAATAGCGGAGAAAAACGGAGAGATACAGCTGACAAATGCTCATAGGGACCTGATTCACGAGATTAGCGAAATGTGTAACAACATTGAGATAGTGCAGGACACACAGCAGGAGGCTGAGAACTACGCAGAGGGATTGACCGCAGAGCAGGTGTATATGGATATGCTGAATAAAATTGTTTCTGCACCCACCCGGATTCATATGCGGCTGTCCGCCAGAATGCTTATACCGATTATCGACAGAAAATTGAAAGAGGGTGGAGCTTGATGGGATTAGATAACTATGAACAGCAGATAATAAAGTCCATTGCGGAGAATGATATTCGAGAGGCTAGAAAATGGGCGGTGCTTGCGCTGGATGCAGATACAACTCAGAAAAACAAGTGGTTTGTAAATAAATACAAATCAATACTTACATCTGAGGGTGCTAATCTGATAGAGCTGCCGGGCAATCTGAAGGATATAATGCTTTGCGAAGATGTGTCCGTTTCGTTTAAGGAAAACAGATATTACACAACGGAAAAGGAAAATGAGATAGCAGCCCAAATATTCCGAATGGCAAAAGTTAGCACTAAACTGATGGAGATGCAGATACCATATAAGAATGCAACACTGTTGTATGGTCCTCCCGGGACTGGAAAAACAATGTTCGGAAAATATATAGCATATAAAATGGGACTTCCGTTTTGCTATTTGAATTTTTCGAGGGTTGTAGACAGTTATATGGGTGCCACATCTAAGAATATATCGCAGGCATTTACATACGCATCGTCGAATCCATGTGTCTTTATGTTGGACGAGGTAGATACAATAAGTTGCAATAGAGCTGGAGCCGGAAATGGAGGCACAGAAAAGGAAATTGCAAGGGTAACAATAACACTTATGCAGGAATTTGATAGGCTTGCGAATGATGTTGTTATAATAGCCGCTACAAATAGGCTGGATATCCTAGACGAGGCATTTATAAGCAGGTGTCCGTTAAAGTATGAAATGAAGCCATTTTCGGTTGAAGAAAACAAGGGCATGGTACACAAATTCTTGGAAGACATTGGGATAGAATTTTCTGATTATGAGATAGACATAATTGTCAAAGAAGAAAAAGACCAACGGACAATTATGAGCAGACTTATTAGGGAAATTGCAAGAAAATTAGAGGAAGATTAGGAGAAATCGTATGGTAGAAGTGATAATTAGAGATTCCAGAGGCTTATGTCCGAAGTGCAGCGGAATGATGGGAGCAATATTACCTATGGTTTCCTATCGGTGTATTGACTGTGGGGCAGTATTTACGGCTATCGGCAATGGGTATTCGGAGAATGGTGTACTGGTAAGGGAGGAGGCTGAATGTGATTGAATGTGAATTATGTGGTCGCAAGCTGAAATCATCAGAGAGTATGGAACTGGGGTATGGGCCGGTATGCTATAAAAAAGTATTCGGAAACAGAAAGAAAATCCGAAGCACTAAACAAATCCGGGACAAGAACAGCTCCGTATCTGCAGATGAACTCCCATATTATGATATTCCGGGGCAGATGTCATTGGAAGACTTTCTCCAACCTGATGCGGAATAAAGAAAAAGGAGAGTGCTTTCGCCACCCTCCAACAGACAGTTATATTATATCATATTTCGATATGAATGTGAAAAAAATTTAAGGAGGGCGTAAGCATGAACAGCCAATCAACTGAGGAGAGGGTTATAGTAACTCTGACACAGGGGCAGCTGAAAGACATTTACGAGAAGGCGGCTGCTATCGGGGCAAAAGAAGCCCTAAAAACATTTGAACAGGAACGGAAAAAAGAATACGGAAAGAGAGCAGATAAGCGGCTGAGAAATACTAAGCTGCTCCTGCGAAATTACCATATGCTGAAAGAACACGCAGAAAATTCCGTATTCGGAAGAACACAGATGGAAGAATCCGCAATGGATATTTTGGAATCCATGATGTCTGTGTATGACAACGAGGTTATCATCGAAAGCATAAAGAGAAGTGCCACCAGGACAGCAATTATCGTATCACATATTGAAACAATGTTCGGTCTGTATGAGGCATACTGTGAGAAATCGCCGAATAAGGAGATAGAACGCAGGAGATATGATGTTGTATGGGATATGTACATGGCAGAGCAGACATTAAGTGTGAAAGAGGTAGCAGCCAAACAGAATATGTCAAAAGAGAATGTGTATTCTGATCTGAGGGTTGCAACAGAAAGGCTTACATCACTTATTTTTGGGGTGGATGGATTGAAAGTACAATAAATACTCCGTCTAAAAAAAGTTTACATTGCAATTAAAATATAATAATGTTAAACTTGTATTCGTAAAATTCTAAATCAAACGTCGGGGAAGTCTGAAGACAATCAGGCTTCCTTTTTTTGCGTAAAATTTTCCGGAAAGGAGAGGGAGAAAGTCAGTGGAACGCATACGCTCCTCCAAATAAAATAAGATTGGAGGATTAACATGAATTACACTATTTTGGTACTGGTGGCATACGCAGTAATCATGCTGCTGTCAACGGTACTCATGACAAAGAAAGAAAAGAACATTGAGGGTTTCTGTGTAGGAAACAGGAATATGGGTTGGATCGTGTCGGCACTCAGTATTGCTGCCACATGGATTTGGGCACCGGCATTGTTCACATCAACGGAGAACGCATACACCAAAGGCTTTGCAGGGCTATTTTGGTTTCTGGTTCCCAATGTGCTGTGCCTGATATTATTTATTCCGTTTGCAAAGAAAATCAGAAAAGAAATGCCGGAGGGAATCACTCTTTCCGGATATATGCACCAGAAGTACAAATCTGAACATGTAAAGAATACTTACCTGTTCCAGCTTGGAGCATTGTCGGTATTATCCACAGGTGTGCAGCTGTTGGCAGGAAGTAAGATACTTAGTATGCTGACAGGAATACCATTTTGGGTAATGACAATTATAATGGCTGTGATTGCTTTTTCATATTCACAGTTTTCTGGAATCAAGGCCTCCATACTGACGGATGCCATTCAGATGGTATTTATGCTTATAGTGAGTGTATGCTTTATGGTGTTTGGTGTCAGAAATGGAGGAGGAATCAGCAACCTTGTATCAGGACTTGGTGGATTTGCCGGAGACGGAGCTTCCCTGATTTCAAAGAGGGGAATAGAGATTTTCTTCGGTTTCGGACTTCCGACAACAGTCGGACTTATCTCCGGACCATTTGGAGACCAGAGTTTTTGGCAGAGAGCTTTCAGTGTTAGAAAAGACCGGATTGGAAGGGCATTCTTTGTAGGTGCAATTTTATTTGGTATTGTTCCGTTATCAATGGGTATCCTTGGATTTGTAGGCGCAGGAATGGGATATGCAGCCGCAGATACAGGGGTAATCAACTTTGAACTGATCAGCACATTGTTCCCGGAATGGGCGGTAATTCCGTTCCTGTTTATGATTGTGTCCGGCCTGCTGTCTACGATTGACAGTAACCTTTGTGCTATATCATCCCTCACAACAGACATTTTTAAGGATAAATCACTCGGAAAAACAAAAATCGCAATGGTGCTGTTGCTTATCCTTGGAATTGCAGTAGCAAATATTCCAGGGCTGACAGTTACACACCTGTTCCTGATGTATGGAACACTCAGAGCCGCAACACTTCTTCCGACCATCTTTACTCTGAAAGGAGTTAAGCTGAGAGCAGAAGGTGTTACGGCGGGCATCATCAGCGCACTCATTATTGGACTGCCTATATTTGCATATGGCAACATCAATGGTATTGCACTTTACAAGACCATTGGAAGTCTGACAACAGTTATCCTGTCAGGAGCAGTCGCTTTGATTGTGAGCAGATTGAGAGGTGCCGCCCATGAGTGATGTCCTTGGAAGAAAGCAGAGAATCAAAAATGAGGACTGGCTAAATGCGGTGAAGAATATTGAAAGCACTGTGCAGAAGTCAGAAATTGATTCCCTGATTGAAAAGACTGTTGCAGAAATCAAAGAGAAGACCGCCGGGAAAAAGGCGGCTTTCGCTTGGAGCGGTGGAAAAGATTCCCTCGTCCTTGAAAGAATCTGCAATATGTCCGGCATAAAAGCCTGTGTGCTTGTTATTTGCAATCTGGAGTATAAAGCATTCGTAGAATGGGTGGAAGAACATAAGCCTCCGGAATTGTCTATAATCAACACAGGGCAGGATATAAAATGGCTGGCCGCCCATCCGCATATGCTTTTCCCACAGGATAGCAACAAAGCCGCCCAGTGGTTTCATATTGTGCAGCACAGAGGGCAGGCGAAGTATTACAAGGAGAACAATCTTGATGTAATGCTCCTTGGGAGAAGAAAGGCTGACGGAAATTATGTCGGCAGAGGCGATAATATCTACACCAACGGACAGGGAGTTACGAGGTACAGCCCTTTGTCAGATTGGAGCCACGAACAGATTTTGGCATTCATACATTACTACAATGTGGAAATGCCACCGATTTATGAATGGCAGAATGGATATTATTGTGGCACCCATCCTTGGCCAGCAAGGCAATGGACCGGATCCATTGAGAACGGATGGAAAGAAGTATATGAGATAGACCAGTCTATTGTAACGGAAGCAGCAGAGTTCATTCCGAGTGCAAAAGCATTCTTGGAAACCGTTTCAATGGATGAAAAATAGATTGCTGACAACTGACCGCAAATTGCTGTCAATGGTTGTCGAAGTTCCGCTATTTGCAGATAGCATAAAAGATAGTAAATTCCACAATACCTCGCTCCTTTGCATTAAAAGATAATTGCCAAAGGAGGAAAAGGCATATGGAAGTAATCACAATGAAACTGGCTGACCTTGTAAAGCCGGAAAAGAATGTAAGGATACACACCGAAAAGCAGATAAACGAGTTCAAACGGAGCATAAATATGTTTGGACAGATTAGACCTATTGTGATAGACGAGAACAATGTCATACTGGCAGGAAACGGACTGTATGACACACTCGTTGCAATGGGGAAAGATACTGCAGACGTGTACCGATATGACAACCTGACTGAAAATCAGAAAAAGAAACTGATGATAGCGGACAATAAGATTTTCAGTCTTGGTATTGAGAACCTGGAAACATTGAACTGCTTTCTGGAGGATTTGCAGGGGGATTTGGATATTCCCGGTTTCGATGAAGAAATCTTAAAGCAGATGGTATCAGAAGCAGAGGATATTACAGATAAACTCTCCGAATACGGAACCCTCGATGAAGAAGAAATCCAAAGTATCAAGGATAATGCAGAAAGAAAAGAGCAGAAGATACAGCAGATGGAAACGGATCAGGGAGAACAGGCACAGCCGCCAGTGGCAGCACCGGTACAACAGGAAGTGCCGGCAGATGATGAAGACACCACCGAAATAAGAAAGTTCGTTATCTGCCCGAAGTGCGGAGAGAAGATATGGCTATAAAAAGATGTGAGGCCAGCATTGATGTAGTTGAAGCCGCAAAAATCAGAATCAGGAATGTATTCAGAAATGGTCTTCCTGTATATATGTCCTTTAGCGGTGGAAAGGACAGTTTGTGTATGGC